CCTTGCAACCTCTGCTTTAAAATGGTATACTTACAGCCATATTATTCAGGAAAATCAAAAACTTATGCTAATAACGAGATTTCCTCGAAAAGAGGATATTTCTGCCATAGTTTCAATGGCAAAGGACTTCCAACAAAATAGTTTATTTAAGGATTGCGGCTTCGATGAAGACAAAGTTCGCCAGATAATTCTAAAATGTATAGACCCCACTAAACCGTATTTTATGACGGTGGGTGAACAGGATGGAATTATTCTTGGAGCATTCTGCGGAGAAATATCAGAATACTTTTTTAGCAAAAATCGTATCGCTACTGATTTGGCTATTTATGTAAATCCAAACGACAGAAGATTTACTTTAAAGTTTTTGAATAAAGCAATTGTTGAGTTTGAAACTTGGGCAAAAAAGTGGGGAGCAATGGAAATATGTATTGCCCCTTCTTCAGGAGCTTACAGCCCCTCTTTTGAAAAATTTTTGCAAAAGAAAAAATACAACAGAATAGGTTTTATAACCAAGAAAGGAATATAATATGTGTGGCGGTGGAGCTTCAAAAGGTGAAGTGCAAGACGTTGTTGATACTGCAGTAACCCCTCTTGTAGAAGCAGGTACTGGAATACAAAATACTTTAGGTACAGCTTCCGAAAGTGGTACTGTTACCTCTGGTACGGGTACAATGACATTACCAACTACATCTGTAAATCCTGAAACTGGTGAAGTTACTACAGGAACAAAATCGGTAGATTATGGTGGTAATGAAGTAGATGTGACGGACACTATTAAGGGAGATACTGAAACCCTTATAGGTGGACAGGATAAATTAGGCTCTCAGATTGATGCAGGGTTTGCAAATTTTCAGCCTGTTAATGTAACTAGTACCACAATTGATACTTCAGACTTGGCTAAATCAGATGCTATGGCAAAAGGCTTCAGTGATGTATTAACAGATACAGGCACTATTCGTTTAGATATAGCAGGTCAGGGGAAAAATATTGATGCTATTAAAGAAGATACAGGTAAAATTGGTGGCATAGCTACGGATCTAGGCACAGTTAAAACAGGCGTTGCAGATGCTAATACTGCCCTTGGTGGGTTGGCTACCGATATATCCGATTTATCAGGCACACAGGCAAAGGGATTTAAAGATCTTACTGGCACAGTAAATAAAGGTTTTACTGATGCAGGTACGGCAATGACCACTGGATTTGCAGACGCTCAAACAGATCGTGATAAGTTATCTGCAGACGTTCTAGGGGGCCAAGGTAAACTACAACAATATTTAAATGATATGTCTGGTAGAGCCGATACATACTACCAAGGTCTTTCAGGCAACCAAGCCACCCTGATGGAAGATGTTGGTGGGTTACAAAGTAATTTCACTGATTTTCGTGACACGTATGATGCAAATACAAAGTTAGCTAATCAAACCCGTGCAGAATTACAGGACTCAGTTGTAGGCGGTTTTAACCGTATGCGTGGCGATATGGGGCAAGGTTTTGCAGATACTACTTCTGAGGTAAGGGGTGTAGGAGATAGTGTAGCAAGAGGAACTTCAACAGTAACAGATGCTCAAAATGCGGCTGCTACAGACTACACTCAAGCCATTAAGTCTCTAGCTACTGGCATGGATGCAGCTACAAGTGATGAAGCTGCACAACAAGGCGATATTATGCAGCGTCTTGATACAGTGAGAAATATTTTATCTCAACAAGACATTAACATTTCTGACGGTCTTAGAGAGCAATATACAAAACTTGCGACATCTTTTGATGCACAAGGAAAGCTCATTAGAGAAAGTGTAGATGACAATGGTAACGTAACCAGACGTGCTATGGATGAGCAAAGTAATATTCTAATGGCTGAGTTTAACTCACAGGGTGGCTTACTCAATCAAAGTGTTATCAACGTCAATACACTCCTGAAGCAGATGGATGAACTAGGGTACACCAATGCAAATGTTCGTGGTGCTACGGGAGATCAATCACCTCAGAGTTTAGTAAACCGAAGGGCAGCGGTTGAGAGTGGAATTATGAGTAGGGATGGCAGTTTCTTTAACACAGTAGGATAAAATATGCACCCTAAAACAATATCTGATCAGGGCATAAACCTGATAAAAAAATTCGAAGGATTAGCAAAAGTAGAAGACGATGGAATGATTGTTCCATATCGCTGCGTGGCTAATGTTTTAACGATTGGATTTGGTCACTGCAAAGGCGTAAAGAAGAATATGAGGATCACAAAGGACGAAGCAGAACAGCTTCTACGGGATGATCTGAAGGTCTTCGAGCGTGAGGTTAAAAACCTTGTGACCGTACCATTAACCCAATACCAGTTCGATGCTCTAGTATCATTCTGCTTCAACCTTGGCTCTGCTAATTTTGCAAGCTCAACCTTACGGAAAAAGTTGAATGCAGGAGATTACTCTGCAGTTCCTGCACAATTGATGCGTTGGAATAAGGCACGGGTTAATGGTAAACTACAACCCCTCAACGGGCTTACTCGTAGACGCTCTGCAGAGGCAGCTTTATTTACTTTAGATGCACAGTTACCTTCAGATGATCCTGATGTATCGATGCCGCAAAAGCCTGTGGTTCAAGACAAGAAGCCACTCGCCAAATCTAAAACAATGGCAGGTGTTGGTATTGCAGGTGCAGCCACAGGTCTAAACGAAGTAGCAGGTCAGCTTGAGGGATTAGCTTCTTACTCAGGAAATCTACAGACTATCTTCTTAATCTGTGCGGTGGGCGGCATAGCATTGGCTGCATTCGCAAGATGGAAAGACCAAAAGGATGGCGTAGATGTTTAGCATCTTTGGCAAAATCAAAGACCTAATCATTGCGGCTTTAGTTATCGCCCTGCCCATCCTGTACATCGTAGGTCGGGTCAAAGGTAAATCCGCAGAGAAAAACAAGATTTTAAAAGATGAAATAAAAGCCAAAGAAAAGGCTACAGATTTTTATAAGGCAATGGCTGAACATGAAGAAGACGGTTCTCTTGATACTCGTAGCGGTCTTACTGACAGGCTGCGAAAAGACGGTTTATAGGACTAATTTAGAAGTCTACTGTCCACCCCTTAAATCATACTCAACTGATTATAATGAAGCACTGGCACAGGAGCTAGACACTCTGCCAGAGGGCTACCAAGCTATCCCTAAAACAATAGCTGATTATGTAAAACTGCGTGATCGTATCCGTAGCTGCGAACAAGAAAAGGATAACCTTGATGGCTAACACATTTCAGCAAACTCTAGCCAATATTTTTACTCCAGGTGATGATACCAAATATGTTGATGGTAAATTAGTAAATAAAGATACTAATGAGGCAGTAGATGATAGTAACGCTGTTGTAGGAAATGATGGTACAGCTTTTAATGCGGTAACAAATAGCGTTTCTGATGGGGTTTCAAATTTTGTTGATACAGCAACTAACGCAGCCAGTGGTATCGCTAATGACGCATCAATGGGCTTTGATAAGTTAATACTTAGTGAAGAAAAATTCTTAGAAAAGTATGGTAAAGATGCTGTCGATGACTTCAATCATAGAACTAAGATTACAAGCCTCGCAAATAATAAACCAAATCTAACTACAGCCGAACTCAAAGAGTTAGGATTAAATGACGATGATATTGCGTCTTATAATTTTAAGGTAAAAGCAAACTCTGATGGTTCAGGTGGCGGCGGTGACGATAGCCAAAGCGGTGTAAATAATACTGTCGATGGGGCCAACGCAGGTGATGATTTAACTGCGTCTATGGAAAGTAAAATCTCGCAAGATAACATTCTAAAAATGTTAGAAACTTCTGGTTTTATTAAAAGCCAAGAAGACCTACAGGAGTTGCTAAAAGATCCTGCTAAGTTTCTTACAGATCGTGGGGCTAATCTTTCCGAAATAGCAAAAACAATACAAGTTGATCCTGATGCATTAGGCACAATGCTAAATCCTGATGATTCAAAGTATGCGCTAGGAGATTTAGACAAGGCTACGGTATCTACAGTCGATGGGAATGTTAAAATAAATGTTCCCACGGAACAGCCCCTGAATGACCTAACTGTAGATTCTGCTTTGAGTGACCTTAATAACGAAAAGTTTAACGTCAAGGCGATTGAGGGAACCGTCACTGACGATATGCTTGTAGATAAAGACGAACTTAAGCTAGATAAAAAAGGTTTAGGTACGGGTGTTAACGAAGACGGTACAGTTAATTATACAGGCGTAGCTCTTAATGATTATGCCGTTCAAAAGTTTGGTAGTGTAGTTAATACAAGTACAGTAGATGGTAAGTTACTAGCCGAAGCTTTGGGCGAGGGAAACTATGTAGATAGTAAGGCTACCATACTAGGTCAGATGGATCTGATTAGTGAGCAATTTGTAGATAATAACGGTAACCCTAAGATACCAAGTTGGGCGCAAGGTGTATACGGAAGTCTAACTACCGACATGGCATTTAGCGGCCTTACTGGAACTCAAAAGATGGGGGTTCTGTCTAAAGGTTTGATGGAAGCAAGTTTGTCAGTAGCAAAAGATGAAGCTGCATTTTTTCAAACTCTAACAACAACAAACCTAAGTAATAAACAAGAACAGATTATTCAAAAAGCTGCAACGATGGCAGGTTTAGATGAAGCTGAATTAGGTGTCATAGAAAGATCTTCTAAACATAATTCACAAGCTTTTTTAGACATGAATATGACTAACCTGACTAATGAGCAACAATCTGAAATGATCAATGTAAAGAGTAAAGTGGATGCTCTATTTACTCAAACGTCAGAGAATAATCTTAGAAACAGGATGGTCTTCGAGACTGAAGCTGACTTCCAGAAATTTTATGCAGGAGTTGATTTAGAAGCACAGACTTTTATGGAAAAACTCAACTCCGATATTAAGATGTTCAACTCTGGAGAAATTAATGACTTCGAAGAGTTTCACGCCACTTTAGAAAACAGGCGGCAAGAGTTCACAACTAACTTGCAGTGGTTAATCGATGAGTCAAATGCAGGATGGCGTAGGTCAGTAGAGAGCGAAAATACTGGCCTGACTTTCGATGCTGCAGCTACAGATGTTAAATCTATTCTTGGCCTCAGTCAGGAAGGTTTAAACCGTACATGGAATGAAGTTGATATAGTACTCGACTACTTGTTCAAGGGCGCACAATCAGAAGAAGAACTGGCGGTGCGATTGCTACTTGGGGAAATGGATGCTGAATCCCAATCAGGTGGCGGTAGCAGTTGGTTTAGCACTCTAGTTAGCGGAATTACCAAAGTAGTGGCAGCAAAATACACCGCAGGTTTAGCATAGGAACTCATTAAATGAAATTTCAAGAAGCAGTAGTTAAATCTATTAAGTCCTACATGGATGGTAAAATACCTGAAGAATTAGAAAAAGTAACGGGTGAGCCGATGCTCTACACTCTGGAATATTTTGATGAACTAGAGAAAGAGCTAGAGATTGATGATCCTGAAATTAAGGAAGTGGAAGACGATGCTTAATGTAAGAAACGCAGGGCCTATTCCTGGTGAAAACTTTCTCTCCGATAAGCGTAATTATCCTTGGCATAGACCACCTGAATTAGAGACTGTGGATGCTACTGTAGAGTATGTCATGGGGAAGATGCAGGAAGAAGAAACTGCAGAGCTTGTATTCTCTATGATGGAACTAGAACGCCCTTTGACCAACATCGTCACAGGGCTTTTGTTGCAGGGTGTCGCAACTGGAAAATTTCAAATAGACATGGCTTTGTTGGCTGCAGGGCCAGTATATCGCTACATCAAAATGATAGCTGATAATGAGAACATTAAGTATGAAGATGGCCTCAAACGACAGACAATGCCTATCACTGCTACAACACTCAAAATGGCTATGGGTATCATTGATGATGCGCCTGAAGAAGAGGCTGTAGCGGAGAGCGCACCAGAAGCCCCACAAGAGCCTTTAACAGGTTTTATGGCGGCTCCTACTGAAGAAGATAAAACAGCGGCTCCTGACGAAGTACAGGCGGCTATGCTTGGTATGACCGAAGAAGAGGAAGCGTAAATGTCGTTTGCTGCTAGTAAAGCTCGAATAAGTAAAGGTATTGAATCAGGTAAATATCGAAAGCCTGATACCACAATTAAAGATGGATTTATGGCGGCAAGTAACATTGTTGCAGAAGGTTTATTGCGGCAAGGTGAAAGACGAAGGGAAGAAGAAAAACGTAAGCTTGAAGAAGCCCGTGAGTTAGCTAAAGAGCAAAAAGCTAAAGAACAGGCTGCAGCAAATAGAAAGCGCAAAGCAGAGGCATTAGCCAAAGACCTTGGATTTTCCGAAGGTAATACTGAGGCAGTTACATATCTTACTGAGCAATTGTTTCTGTATGATGATGACTCTACTTTTGTTCAGACAAAAGCTGATAGCGATATGAAGCTAAAGCGTCTGAAGGAAAAAGAGTTAGAGACTATTGTTGAGGATGTAACTTCAGCCCGTATCGATAAAGCTCCACCTTTGAGACTAGATAGTGGTATTGGTGGTGTTAAAGAAATAAATGATGACAGCGGTACTACTAGACCTATAACTTCATTCGATCTTCCGAATATTGCAGATGGTAGTGTTAGTTATATTAATAAAGATGGTGACCCTATAAAGTCACCTGAACTGATGAACGAAGCCCAACAGATGATGGCAGCTTTCGGGCCGCAACAACTTCAGCCAAGCGAAGTAACACAGGCTGAAACTAAACAGTTTGGTATAGAGATAGATCGTGACGCACAAGAACCCTTTGATTTAGATTATTCACGATTAGAAAGCTTAGAAAGCATTAGGTTACTTGAGCAAGAGATTGCAGGTAAAAAAATAACATTAACTCCAGAACAGCAAACAGCGATTACTACTACAAAAGAGCTTCTTGAAGGTAAAAGAATAGATGACGCTATAGCGTTGGCAGCAACAAGCCAAGAAGAAGCAGAGCGTTTAGAAAGAACTTTAAAAGCTAATGGCAAAACTGATACTGATGAATACGAAAAAATCTCAGGCATAGCTCAGTCATTTAGGGATGGTAATCCACCTTGGAAATCTTTGGTTGAAGATATTGCAGGTAAGGATCTGGCGGCACTTGAGTCTGCTAAAAGACAAGCCTTATTACTGGGCGCACCTAATGATAAACTGAACCTTTTGGATGCAGAGATTACAGCCCTGCAAGCTAAAGAAGCAGAGACTGAATCAGACGAGCTTCGAGAAACTAGACGTGGTTTTGTAACCCAACAAACAGATACATTAAAATCTATTGCAAATTTAACAACTTTCGAAACCTATACTGAAGAAGAAGTTAATCTTGCTAAAGAAATAGTTGAATCACGAACCAATGCAGATGCCGCAGACAAGCTGAAAGAATTTAAGCGTGACCTAGTAGGAAAGTCTAAAGAAGAGTTAATTCAAATATCTACAGGGGCAGGGTTTACGCTGTTAGAAAAAGTCGCAGCAAGAGCGTATCTGGCTGCATTCCCTGAAAACTTTGATCTTACCGAATATGATGATGTCGAAACTTCAACCATACAAACTATTATCGCTGCACCAAATACAGATCCAAAAGTTGTAACTCAGCTAGAGGCTTTGGTTGCCAATAGAAAATTAGGACAGGATGTTTTAGATCCGAAAAGTGATGATTACTTAGTAACTTATGAAGATAAAAATGGCGATCTTCAAACTACAACTGCGAAACTTGCCAAAGACGGTAGCACTTACGTTGATTTAACTAACCCAACTAATAAAATTGAACCTGCAGCAAATACGAATGTTGTTAATCTGTCACAAAATGACCAACTTTATGACAACGTCATTAAGATAAATCAGTCACTAATCAAGCCTCTAAAAGAACAACGTATTGCAATGCAGACTGCGTTGCTTTCAGCTAAGAAATTAGATGATTTAGTTAATCCTGATGTGGGCGGTGATCCTGCAATTCTGACTACGCTTGGTGGAACTCTACCTACAGTAATGCAAAGACTTGGTTTAGAGACTGCGGCCTTAGTAACTCTATTTGATCAAACAGGCAGTAGACAGGCTGTTTTTGATGCAATAGACCAAGCTTTTAGCACTATACCTAATGTAGATGAAGCTGCACAAAAAGCAATTTTGTTTAATGCAGAAAAGCTAAAATTGGCATTTGCTTTTGCCGCTGCACAGGGTCAGACAGGTGTAGGTCTTTCAAACAAAGACTTTGCAAACGCACTTACTATAATTAGTTCAGGTAGAGAGTACGAAACCTTTACCAAAAACATCCGTAGTCAGATGAACCAAGTAATCATCAAGACAGAGGGTATGATACAGGATTTCAGGGAAGATGAAGCTGTAAAACTTCTATCCCCATTTGATCCAACAGGACAACTCTTCAGTGGCTACACACAGTCTGCAGAACAGTACGCTCAGACCAGAGGCATTGGTGATGCATTTGCTTGGGCTAAAGGCAGTACAAGTACAGGCCCAGTAATTAGTCAACAAGCAATAGAATTTTTAAAGCAAAATCCAAACACTAGGGCTGACTTTGATAAAAAGTACGGTGCAGGTGAAGCTGCAAAAATACTTGGGAATTAATAAATATGGCAAATATTTACGATCAATTTGACGAAGAAACAGAAGAAAAAACTGAAAATATTTATGATCAGTTTGATGAGCCTGAAGTAAAAAATACTATAAATGTACCTTCACAACCAACGGTGGCTGAAGATAAGCCTGATGCTATTAGTACTCAGATGTATGAAGGTATGTCTTTTGAGGAAGCGAACAAGTACTACAATGACCTATTACAGAACCCTAATGTAGCAGCGCCTGTAGGAATTGGTGGAACTGCTATTTATACAGATCCTAACACAGGTAAGAAAGAGTATATACTTCAACCAAGACCTGCCATGTTTAAGGCAGCAAAGGATGCTCTTATTGAAGCTGTTGCGGCCCCATTTTCAGAAGATGCATCACTTCAGGGGGCAAAGGAAAAATTTCTGAACCCAGACGCTAAAGTAAGTAATTTAGATAAAGTTGGGGCAGGTTTTGCTGAGAGTATGGGGGCAATCGTAGAAGCAGGGGCTGCAGGGGCTGAAAAGCTTGGGGTGGAAGGTGCGCTCGAAGCTGTTGATCCTTTAGTTGTTAACGTAGACACAGGAGACAGCATTGGTGATGCAATACTCACAGATGCAATACCTGCAGTCACTTTAGCATTTACTGGTGGGGGAGCCGCCCAACAAGTATTAACCAACTTCCCCAAAGCTATGAGGGGTCTTGGTGTAGTCCTAGCCGCTGAGACAGGTGCAAGTTCTACAGTAAGCACGGACGAAGGCACAATCTTTATGGGGGATGACGCAGCGTTTCCCATACTTAAAGGTGTTGATCTAGGTAGCTCTGAAGCAGATGCTATACTCGAACAGAGGCTTAATACACTAACTGAAGGTATGTTTTTAAATAGTGCCTTAGTAGGAGTAGTCGGTACTACCGCTGCTACCGTGAAGTTGGCCTCTAAGTTCACTATACTTCCACTATTAGCAGAGGGAAGCACAAGTGCGATAGAACGAAGAGTTTATGAAGAAATAACTGAAAGTTTGGCAGATATAGATTCTAGTACAACACCTGAACAAATAGCTGCAATCAGAAATAAAATTGCAGAAACTATAGAAAAAAATAAAGAAATAATTATTCCAAGGATTGCAGAGTTAGCAGAGGAACCCGATACTATAAAAATAGATACTTTGTCTGCACTTTTACGGGGTGCGAAAGATCCTACTGAAAGAGCAAGAATTGGTTCAACTCTAACAGGATTTCTGCAAAAAGGTGGGTCTGTAGCCCCAAAAACAATAGTTGCTAGTGAGGCTCCACAAGCAGCATTAGAAAAGCAGATACAAGATTATCTTACCAAGGTAGCAGGGGAGACTGCAGGAGATCAGACCGCTGCTATTACACGGGCCGCAGATGAATTGGCAGAAGAGGGTCGGACAGTTGTAACTGCGGCTGACACAGGGGCTGCATCGGCAGTAAATGATTTTGATGCAGCGGCTCAAAAAGTTGTGGACGATATTAATAGTGCCGATATAGAGCTTAGTGGTCAGCTAAGTAAATTAGAGGATATTACAGGCACGGATATAGTCGTAGGACAGACAACATCATTTAATCAAGTACGGGATGGACTTGTAGACTCTGTAACTACCATGACTAATCGAAAGAACGAGTTATACAACGCTATTCCTGAAGGAACACGGTTTGACTACGAAGGTTTTGCTGAAAGCGTTTCTAAAGCGGTTGAAGAGATAAATCTTCTAGATACTAGCGGTAGCAGAACAAGCGGTATCGATCTAATCAATACTATCCGATCAGTCTTGAAACCAAAGACCGTTGTTGAGGAAGGCACAAGACCCCCATTTGGAGTGCCGCTATCTACAACTACCACCACTGATGTAGGTGATTTGGCATCTGAACTATTAGAGGGTGGAGTAGACTTTAGAACTTTATATAACCAAGTTCGCCCCGAAATATCAGATCTCATAAGCCAAGCGTATAAGCGTGGTGATGACATGGTAGCCAAGAGATTAGTCCAGGTTAAGAAAGCTATCGATGAACAAGTTGGGTGGGTTGCAAAAAATGGGGATGAAGCTGCATCTGACGCTGCAAAGGCTGCATTCGACTACTATTCAAAACAGTTTGCACCTGTATGGCGTGATGGCGGTTCGATGCAGCAATTCGCAGACATATATGATCCTGTAATGATACGGGGAACAGGGGAAGCAGGATTTAAAGAGCAAAGCAGGGATTTAGTTACAGGTATTTTATCAGGCACTAATCCAGATGCGGTAATGAATATGAAAACGGCTTTGTCTCAGGTTTCTGATCCTAAACCCATTGCAGACTACATGATTGCAGACGTAATAAATGGCTTTGCTTCTGCAGTAAGAAAAGACGGTCTTAACGCAGACAGCCTAGCAGGTATGTCAGACAGATTGAGGCAGTATGCTGTATCCCTTAATGAAGCATTCCCAGATCGTGCAGCGCAAATAAACAGGCTTATTGCGTCAGTTGAAAATGCTGCAGGTAACAAAGCACAGGTTGAATTGGCTCTCAAAGAAGCGGAAGAAATTGCTGCACAGACAAGAAAAGACGTTAAGAAGTCTGAGCTTGGTAAGTTTCTCAGTAGCATCTATGGCAGGGAGTTTGATACTACTTTAAATCCTGAAGCTGCCTTTGGAAGAATATTTAAAGAAGTAGAAGGTCTTGGAACAGTTCAGGATATTTTAGCTAGAGTAAATGAGCTTCCTCAAGCCCGTGCAGATGTTGTCCGTGATGGACTTGAGACTGCGTATCTGCGTTATCTACGTGGTTCTATCAAATCAACCAAAATGCAAAGCGGTGGAGCCGCTGCACAAAAAGGGGCTGCAGTAGATAAAGCTTTAGAAGAAAGAGCTGATAACGTCTTGGCTATTGGAAGGGAAGTATTCTCAACTAAACCTGAAATTATGGAGACAATTGAAACTCTACTTGAGTCTGCCAGAATGATAGAAAAGCAGAAGCAAGCACAAGCAGTACAGGGGATGTCACCTACCATATTTAATCGGGAAGCTGTTACTGCAACGAACAGGTTAATAATGACGTTCATAGGGCCGTTAACCCGTACAGGTGCTAAAATTAGATCTTTGGCAGGGGCAGCGTTTGATAAATTAGATTCTGCAAAAAAAGCTACCAGAATAATGGATAACATTTTTGCTGATCCTGATTACTTTTTGGAACTTACCCGTAAATACAACAGAACTCCCCTAGACCCCGTTCTTCAGGAAAATATGGTGACTGCACTTACTTCTGGTGTAGTAAAAACTTTCAATGCGGAGACAGATTCAGTACTCCAACCTAACTCTGATCAGCAAATGGAACAGCTATTAGGCTACCAATAAAAAACCCCCAAGCCGAAGCCTAGGGGTGTAACATATAACAAAGGGGTAGTTAATCCCTTTAACTATTCATAATAGAATAAAAGCTCTTGGGTCAAATGATTCGAGAGTTTTTTTTTATTTTTATGCTATACATCCCATAGTATCGCATACTATATATTGATTTTAGACCTGGTAAATATCAACATATAGATGTGGATAACTTTTGGCAGCATTGATTTTATTGACTTTTTTCGAGTCAACAAAGTTTTCAAAAAATTACGCAAATTTATCTGTTGACCTTTGAGTACTTCCTACGTCAGAATTACAGTAGGCAGAGGATAGTTCCCTCTTATTACGCCTATTGTAGTAACATATAACAAAGGAGTAGTTAATGCTATTAACTGCACAAAAAGCCAATGAATTTGGCAATGCATTGCTTGAGGCAGCGCAAAAAAGTAAAGAAGCAGATCAGCAATATTTGATCGTTTGTACTCTCGACACTTTTACTGCAATACCGTTCAAGGATGGCTCAAGTTATGATGATGGTGAAGATATAATCGTTACCTGAAAATGTAAAAACCCTAGGCGATTAAGCCTAGGGTAACTAAACTGAAAAAGGCAGTGACCAAACCGCCAACTTCAACTATATTATATACTATCAGAAGCCCTGTGGTCAATAGCTACGGGGCTTTTTAGTTATTAGTTTGTATCTTTCCAGACGGTGTAAATTAAAACAACCGCTGCTACAATTATGAGTACATCAATCCAAGCCATAGTATTAATTAAGTGTCTTAACAAAGTGCGCTTTGGCTACAGGAACATCGTAGAACTTTTCACCGAAAGCAATCTTGTAGTTAGGTACTTCTGCAGTAGGGCTTTCCTTAACAACCTTGCGTCCAAAGATGGCGGCATGGGTCAAACTATTGTTGAACACCATAAACTGTGTGGGTTTGTTTAGGAACTTAGCCTTGCGAACAGGAAGGTGGATGGTGTCGTACTTAAACGAAACACCATGCCACACTTTCTTACGCTCTACTTCACAGTAGAAACGCCTGTTACGTCCTTCAACTATTAGGTCAACCCCATATTGATCAGGATTGTCCTTACAAACATACCCCAGTGAATGCCAAAAGCTTTTAGCTGCTTCACGGGCTGCACCATCTGACTCTTGGTAGTCTTTTTTCTGGAACTCTTTGTACATTTGCTTGCCTGTTGTAGTTGAATGCCGAATTAAACCCTCGCAACCACTCTTTTGCATAGAAGCTGCGAGGGCGGTATTTACAGGTTAGGTTTCCTTCGAAGAAATCTTGATAACCTGTCTGATAAGGGTCTTCCTGCATGTGTCTGCCTCAATAACATTACGGAAACCCTAGCCTCACTTACTCGCATTTTCGAAGTCCTGATGATGGGTCATAATAACAAGCCCCAACTTCCTCTACGAAGTCTGCGTTTGCCTCTGGTTGAGGCTCTTCTACAACGTCCTCAGATGCCGAAGCATTAAGGATGCCGTATCTCTTGCCAGATGCACGGAAGGTTGTGCAGCCGCTGCTACCGCCTTCATACGCATCCATGTATACTTGCTTGAACTCTTCCCACGTTACACTGTCACCAACATTGCACGTCTTCGAGCAAGCGGAATCAACATAGCGACTTGCGACATTTAAAACTCGTACATGGTCGAAGACTGAGAGTTCGTCAGCGGTCTTACCTTTTACACCAAACTCACGGTAGCCATAATCATCTACTCGCTCTACCTTTGGCCCATCGAAGGTTTGTATTGTGCGGTCATAGCCAAGGCTGAAGACAGGCTCTATGCCACTGCTTACGTTGTCAGCCGACAGGGAAATAGTTCCCGTAGGAGCTACAGATAATAGGTGGCTGTTACGGATGCCATGCTTTGCAATCTCTGTCCTGATCTCAGTTGGTAGGGTCATAGCAAAGCCGCTAGTAAGGTAATCCTTTTTAAACAGCGGAAACTTACCTTTTTCTTTAGCAAGCTCTATGGAAGCCTTGTAGCATTCGTCACGGATGGTAGCCATGATGTCCTCGAAGATCCTGATGAAATCATCTGAGCCATAGTCAAAGCCTAGGGCTTCGATGGCGTTGGCTACGCCCGTAACTCCTAATCCCATACGTCTTTTGTTTTTGGCTTCCTCTTCTTGTTCAGGAAGAGGGTAGGTTGCTCTATCGACTACATTATCCATAGCTCTTACAACCCAAGGAATATCATTCCGTAGCATGTTCATGTTGAAGACGTACTTCCCGTCATGCTCAACAATGTACTTAGCTAGATTAAATGAACCTAGTAAACAAGCACCGTTAGGTGGTAGTGGTTGCTCACCGCATGGATTAGTAGCCGCAATCTCTTCACAGTAATGCAGATTGTTCTTCTGATTAATTCTATCGATAAATAGGATTCCAGGCTCTGCCCAATCCCAAGTACTTCTAAGAATGTCATCCCACAGGGCTTTTGCTTTCACAGTTTTGTAAGCCGTACCTTGAAAAACTAGGTCAAAGTCTTTGTCTAATTTAACTGCTTCCATGAACTTATCTGTCACTGCAACGCTCATATTGAACTGAGTTAGGTCAGTGCTATTGTTCTTTGCCCTAATGAACTTTTCGATGTCAGGATGATCTACTCGCATCACCGCCATCTGTGCGCCTCTTCGATGTCCTGCAGAGCTAATAGTTTTGCAAGTTGCATCAAAAATACCCATGAAACTTAGCGGCCCAGAGGACTTACTGTCTAGGCTCTTAATTAAGGCCCCGTGAGGGCGCAAAGTAGAAAAGTCGTACCCTATACCGCCACCTAGTTGCATGGTCTTAGCGGCCCTAGAAACGGCTCTGGTGATGCCATCCATAGAATCCTCTATTGTGGAGCTAACAAAGCAATTATACGGGGTTACGGTTCTGGGCGCACCCATAGCCGATTGAACCCTACCTGCAGGAAGAAATCTCTGGTTGTAAAGGATTGTTCTAAACTGTTCGAAGTGAACATTATCGTCTTTTAATGCGTCTGCCACCCGTGTCATGGCCTCGTAGAATGTCTCGCCCTCAGATCTATACTTCGTTGCGTGGATTTCTTCAGAGATTGGTAGTGTCGGCCCGTATGAATTTTTTATCATTATTATTGCTCCCAAGGGTTTTATGTAATTAAGTCGGATAGGTTAGGCTCTTTATAATTCGGCCCTTTCATTACTTTCCCGTCCTCACGGAAAATCGGCTCACCTTCTTCATCTAATTTTGACATGTTAGATGCGTGAACTCTTCTTACTGCTTCGTCTAAGTTCCACCCGAAAGTCACGGCTTTATGGTAAGCTACATAAACTAAATCAGCCAATTCTTTCAGTTGCTCTTCTGCGGTCAATGCTTCCATTACCTCGCAGTATTCTTCTTGAATTAGTGTGTCCTCTAACAGGTCGTTTCGTGTGCCACGCATCCAAGGTAAATTCATTGGCTGCTTGTAAGTCCGAATAAACTGAGCAACCATTTCTAGTGGGGTTTTATTGAGGTAAGTACTGGGATCACGGATTAGTTCGTTGTCCTCATAGTAGTACTCATATCCAGGTGTTATCATGTCTCTCCCTTTTTCATTTCTTCGATCAATCGCTTGAGGTAATATTCAGCCTTTTCGAGATCCTCTACGCTCTTGCCCTTGTAGGGAAATCTCCAAAGATACTTGAAAACGGACTGCCAACAGTAACTGGCATGGGCTGATACATCTGCACCGTCAGCCATTGCCGCCATAGCGTCTATGCATTCGATACGGCTCTTTGAGTAATGCGGTGGGCTGTTCACCATGTCGGTGTCTAGGGTGATTGTAGTGTCACCCATTGTCAGGGTGTATTCATCTTTATGAACGTGAGGTATGCTCATTAGTTTTTCCTATTAAATGGTATGATTTTGGATTCAGCGATGGCATCGATAAGTTCATCATCTGCCTCGAACTCGACACTGTTGCTGCGCTCGTTTTCTAAGATTATCTTGCCTACCGAAGTAAGATATTCGTAACCCTCTGAAGCGATATGCATCAGGCCGTAGATCATTTCTTCGTACCGATCTGCATCTTCCTGTGGCATTGTCTGGTGAAGGTTATTAAAGGGGCGAATTGTGAAACTCATATCATCCAGTGGAATGAGAAAGAGGCCACAAGCCTGTGGAACTTCGTCTTTACTACTCATTTTTTATTTCCAATCAGTTTAAAAAAATGTTCTGCATCGATGATTGCCAGAGGCTTTTCCCTGTTAGCTTTCACAATCGCTATTGGTTCTGCTTTAGAGGGGCAGTTATCTTCAGCCTGACGCATAATCTTATAGATGCTCAGAGCCTTCAGAGACTTGCACTCAACGGAATAAGGAAACAGTTTTCTAGCCGCAGGAGATAACTGAATATCTTCACCCCCTGCGCCCATGCTCGTTGAACGAACATCGTCTGGTTCCAATTTAGGAAACAGAGCTAGAATTTTATCCCTTACCCATTGCTGATGCCGCCTACCCTTGGCTTTTGCCGATTGGGTTTTTAATGGCATTAATCATCCTCAATAAACCAATACATTGGTGGGTTTTTGGCTTCACTTTTGGGATGCGCCATCAATTTAGCTGTAGGGTAACATGCCTTGGTAAAGTCACAGAACTCACACGATTTAGTTAACCGCTTCAGACCTGTGGGTTTACCTCGAAATGTATCTACTATTGGCTCAAACTGACGGGCAAGCGGAGTGCCTTTGGCGATCTGATCAGCATGATGTTCCATCATAAAAA